TCTTTGATTTCACTCCTATAGTTCACCGCCTTTACGGTCTAACGGCCGTGGATTACTACCAGTTTCTTTTTCGCGTGCTTTTTGGCACAGAGAACCTGGATGCGATGGCTCTCTCTTGTTTGACGAGTGAGTGGATGGGGGGCTGACGCCTCTAAACCCGTGTATACGGATGAGTATTGGCGCTTTTGCCAAAAAAAAAAAAAAATACACACACACACATTCATTACGTATACACATACACACACTAGTCAGTCTTTACCAACCACTTCACCCGTCACTCATTATCATCAGAGACGTGCCAGAACAAGACCAACACGCACTTTGACCCATACCGTCGTGCCATTTAAACTTAGTCACCCGAAATCTAGGGCTTTGCAGGATGCCAAGCTAGTTGACGATCTGTACGGTCCTATACTCTCTGAACATGTTCCAGTTGTTCCTGAGAAGTCGTTCAGCTCGTTGCTCGCTGCCGTCGATAAACGCTGCAACTACTATTCCGGTTCCAGAGTGGATAGGAGTCTTGATATTGCTAACTCTTCGCTGTTGCTCTCTTTGTGCCCCACCCCGATGGCGCCAATTGAGTGGTCACCTCAGCTGTTTAGAGTTTGGAATGAGCAGTTTGAACCCGGCAAGCGCATCAGGCAGGAAAAGGTTAGTGGGCTGGTGGATTCGATCACCAGCAGACAATTCAGCGACAAGGAGATTTTTGTCAAGGCGGAGGCCCTCATTAAGCGACATGACCAGTCGTGGGCCCCACGGATTATTTACAAATCCAGCGACCTCCACAATGTTCTCCTTGGACCGATCATGCAAGAGTGTACTCGGCGTATGTTCAGTTGCATGGATCGGGCTCAATCATCCCCGCTGGTTTTAATGGGAGCGTATAAGAAGACTACTGACCAACTGTGCGAGTTCGTGGACCGCACTGGTGGTTGTGATAGCAAATTCATAAGCGCAGATTTTACATCCAATGATTCTAGCCAAGTCATGGATGTAGGTATGTTCGAAATCCGTTGGCTTCTTCATTTTGGAGCGCCCCGTTGGGTCACAGCGTTCTTACTCCAGGCCAGGTGTTTTTCTGCTACGAATTACACCTATGGTGTCAGAGTGAGGATCACTAACCAGCTGGCCACCGGGGCGCAGTCAACCACGTTCCGCAATTCTATGTGGAACGCGACCATTATGAGGGCCTTCGTGGATAGTCTTGGGCTACGAGCCCGCGCGTTGGTTCTGGGGGATGATGGCCTGATTTCGGTGCAAACGAATTTGACCACTAGGGTGCTGGCTCGCCAGTACCGCTATGTTAGCAAGCTTGCTTGCATGGTGGTCAAGGTTTCGTTTTCTAGCACGGTTGAAGGCTTGAATTTCCTGTCTCGTTTCTTTTGGCGCCTGCCGACCGGATTGGTCATGGTGCCCCTTTTGGGCAAGGCGATTGCGAGGTTTAACGTTTGTCCGTCGCCACACATTCCTAG